AATGAATAGTTCTGTCTGAACTCACGCTCATTGGCTTGTCTCTCTGCGACATAGTCACCAAGTGTTTTGGCTTTGCGTTGTAAAGATGCACCAAGGGTTGGTCTTTCGCGCGTAATGCCTTCTTGCGCATTTAGGTAATCGTTCTTGAGGTTGCGAACGTCTTCTGCTAGTTCCAATCCCTTGCCACCAATTGCTCGTACATCGTCGGGCATCGGACGGCGCATGCCTTGCAATCCTGCTAACTCAGGGATGATCGGTGGTATTTTTAAAGCTTCAAATATATCGCCAAGACCTTCAACTGCTTCCTGTCCTGTCTTTGTGCGAGGTATGTATGTCATAGCCTCTGCCGCTTTTGCAGCCTCTTCGTCAGCTAATCGTGCACCCTCTGCCGTTCCGTACTTGCCGCTTAATAAGTTACTGCCTATGCCGTATGCTGCGCCTAATGGGTAAGCTAAAGCACCTGTGCCTAGTGTCATCAATGCTTCAATGCCAGCAACGCCTAAGCGAGGTAAGGAGTATTCGTATGGAAGGTTGTAGGCTTTTGGTTCGTCGAGCTTAACACCTGTGCCAGGGATGCTGGGTGGCGCAAACTCGTTGGGGATGATTAGGTTGCCGTTCTCGTCGTGCGTTCTGAAATACTCGGCACGTTCTGCCTCTGTCGGCATTGGGGCTGTGACTTCAATCTGGTTCAAACCGCCAACCTCGAAGCGTGGAATACCTTTCGACGAATGTCGACTAAACGCCCCTCGAATAGGTTTTCTGTTTTTGACAGCCACATTGACCCCTTGTGTTTTGGTTATTATGCACCAACATTAGATAAAAAGCAACAATTATGCAGCGTAAGGGTTGATTCTTTCTTTCGGTGGTGCATAGTCCTCAACAAACTTGCCTTCGTCCATCGTCAGCATGCCTGAGTCTCTGAAGTATATCATAGCTTGCGTCAACGTGTCGACCAAGTCATCGTGCTCACCGTTTGGGAATACCAACAACTGCGACATCAGCTGATCCGCCCATGGAGGGAACTGCCCTGGACGTTTCTTGCTCTCTGGGAAGTATACAAAGCCAGCCTCAAGCAACGGTGCTACAGAATGCAAACGCGTAACCTTATCGGCACGACCAGGATTGTATGTACGAACGGGAACGCCAGCCCTGCGTAGATCTTGCGACAGCGATATGCCACTGCCCTTCTCCTCGATCAACACAACGTCAACGCCTTTGTCTTTGTCGCCGTACTTGGACTTGTAGTCGTCGTAGGCTTTCTTGCGTAGCTCAGGGTATCCAAGATGCTCCTGCCAGCAATCTAATAGCACTACCCGTTTGCCTTCCTGATGGTTGAATATGCCCCAGCACGTGTGCGCTGTAGGATCGCCAGAGGTCTTTTCCGTAAACGCCGTATCGTAAGACTGCAATATAAACCTGATGATCGGCAATGGCTTGTCTGCCTCCAACATCTTGAACCAGTTCCTCTTTATGATGCCACCTTCCATAGGACTTGGTCGTTGTTGCAATTGTCCTGATGCACCGTATTGTCCAAGCGAGGTCTTAAGTTCTTGTATCTCTTTCTGACCGAAGCGTTGCTCCCACAACAGCTCGCCCTCTATAGTTCTTGGGTCTTTGAATCCTATTGAAGTGAACACTCTCCTTGAAGACTCGTACTCTGCTGGTAAGCACAAATGCTCCCAACCACCCTGCGCGAGTAGATGGCCAGACAGATCCTTCTCATGCAACCTTTGCATAACGACTACACGTGCGCCCGTCTTTGCGTTGTTCAGACGCGTCGACATCGCCTGATCCCACCACTCAAGGGTAGACTCGCGCATATTGTCAGACTGTGCTTCAAGCGCGTTGTGCGGGTCATCAACAACGATAGCGTCACCACCATGGCCAGTGGTCGATGCACCAACGGATGTCGCAAAGCGATAACCAGACTGATCGTTCTCAAAGAATGTCTTAGCATTCTGATCGCCTGTTAGTTTGAATCTATCTCCCCAGCGATCCTTGAACCATTCAGACTCGATAAGACGTCTGCACTTCAACGAGTCACGAACAGACAGCGAACCAGCATAAGATGCGAACAACCATCTGAAGTCAGGGCGGAATGTCCACACCCACACTGGCCACATAACAGCAACCTGTATGGACTTCATGTGTCGTGGGGGAATGTTTATGATGAGTTTGCTTATCTTGCCGTTCGTTACAGCCTCAAGATGCTCGCTGATAACTTGAAGATGCCAATTGTGCATGAACGGCGTTCCAGGCTCGATGACGTGCCATGCTTGCTTTGTAAACTCGTACAGACTCTTCTCTGCAGCGCGTCTCTCCCTCTCCTTCTTAAGGACGATGACCATAGACTTGGGCGTTAAGATATCACTCATTGTCGACGACGATGTTGAAGTCAGCAACGTCTATCGTCGCTATGTTAATGTCTTTCATTTTAGAGAACATGCCCAACATAGATTCAACTTCTTCGTCCGACAACTGTTTAACGTCTTCCGATGTTATGCCAACCGTAACAGCTGTGGAGGTAGAATCTATATCAATATGCTGCGCTTGCTTCTTATGCACGTAAGGTGCTGCTGCCTTGGCGGCGTCTAAGCGTAAGTCCTTAGGTATATTCTCGTTGTTTATTATCTGAAGCATATAGTCCAATGGAGTTATCTCGTAATGAGAACATATTTCCTGAGCCAGCATGAACGCCCTGTGTTTTGGTATCGTTACATTGTTTATGTTCTGCATCCTTGCTTTTGTTCTTAGCAATGGACCATGGGATGCACCAACCATTATGCTTGCTCTTTCTGTCTCTGTCGGCTGTTTCATTTCTTCCCTTTCCTAATGTAGCCCTGTCTAATTATGCACCAAAGTGTATTTTAAAGCAAATTGGTCTGAAAAATTGCGTTTTAAAAATGAGCTCGTCGCTGATGCACGCCAACGATCTCCGAGCGAATTTGACCCCAAAACGTGCTGTGTGAAACTAGTGTATAACTCTCTCCAGGCAATAAATAAAATAAATAAAATATATATCATTATTATTAAACATTAAGTCCTTAACTCTGTTAGTCACACCGCCTTAAAAGTTCGTCGATCAGTGCCAAACGCAGGCGGTGCATCATGCGACGAGCTCAAAAGACACATGCTTTTTTGACCCAAAACGTCCGTGCAAAAAATACACATGACCCCAATTATTTATGATTTTAGTTTTAATTCCACACGTCGCAATTGATTTCCGCCATGATCGAGACCACACCGCAGCTCGTCGATTGTCGTGCACAAAAACACTTTATGCGACGGACGAGCCGATATGCGCTTCAAAGGGAAATTATTCGCAGATAATCCATCCACGATATAAAATCATTTCCCTACGAACGTATCAGTTAGCTCGTCGCAAATCAACTTTCCCTTTTAAAACAAAGACTTACTAGAATTTATCGTCGTTAAGCGCACCATTCTCAATTTGATCCTTAACCCATTGCAGCGTAACGGTTTCAAGATGGTAGATCGTATGTAATTTATCGCCGATCCGAGTTCGTCCGTCTTTCCTATCAGACCTGAAGAATCTATAGCCCATTCGCCCCATAGAGTGAGACAATTTAGCTTTAATTTCCCCAAGTTTCATATCCGTATTTCGTGCAGCAATATTGATTAACCAGTCTGCTCGTACGATTTTAGGATCGCCAATCTCCAGCAATGCATCTGCGCACCAATGGTCTGTAGTTAGCCCAGAAACCACGACAGCCTTGTGTGCATCCGTCTTGCGTTGAGAGTTGGCAGCAGAAAATCCAGCGATATCCCTAGAGCGTAGATAAGCAGCAACGTGCCTATCGCCTCCACCCTCGAGGAACCACGCCCAAAGTTCAGAGAAATACTCTCTGCGAACGTCGTCATCCTCTAGACCCATCTCCCACTTGTTTGCACTCTCAATGACGTCATAACGCCTATCGTCCTGCGGTATGTATATCCCAGAAAGCATATGGTTAGTGGTGATGATGACACCGCAATGCATACGCACAGAATACTTTTGACCGTACTTAGGATTGATCATGACGTAGTCAGGTTGACCAGCGATGAGCACTTTCATAGACTCGTTGAACGCCCAACGGCTCATGTCGTGCAAGTTTGCAGCCTCGGAAATACGTACAAGAACGTAAGAAGCATACTCGTTAAAGCCAGAGTCGATGGCAGAGGGTTCAACGTTGGAAACGTTCCAAGCACCAAGCGCAGGACAGCAGAATTCAACAGCCGTATCCTTACCTACCCCTTGATCGCCAGCAATTAACAAGGCAAAACGAGGTTTTTCCCATGGCTTTTGCACGCGGTGTGCCATATAGTCGAGGAATTGGTCGGCGTCGCCCTTGTGTTGGAAGATTTTGCGCACGTGGTCGAGGAATGGACCAGCGAGTCTATTGTCACCAGCCTCTATGGTCGGAGGTCTATAAGCGTTAAACACGGCAGCACCGACAGACTCTACAAGCGTTCCGTCCAGCGAGTCGTAGCCACGGATTAGGTCACCATCGATGCCTGGATCTTTAGTCATGGACGTGGTAAGAGCATTGGATCGAAGCCAGTCGGACGGCTTGATTAGCTTGCCCTCGTCGTTGACAGGCGACACAGCAGAGTTTACTGCTTCGGCAACCCAGAATGCTATGGTCGGTCGGTATATAAAGTTATTCCCTGGACCATAGAATAAGAAAGAGTCGATAGGCACTTCTCCAGCCTTTGGCGACCATCCACCGTCGATGGCTAACCGCACCAGCGTACCTAGTGTTAGCTCTTTCTCCGCGTCTTTCTGAGAGATGTCATAGAAAGCCTCATGCATAATTGCAGTGTGGTTCCTGCCCTCTTTGCCACCCCATTGCGCAGCCCATTCGACATAAACGTCCCAAGCCTCTTCAACCATCTGAAATTGGCGACCGAGAATAATACCTACACTTCTCCAGACGTCCCTGTCCTCGGCTGTGACAAACTCAAGCATGCTCTTGACTTGCTCTATGGTATACTTCTGACGGAAGTAAGAGTCTTCTTTCTTAGGTCTGCCACGCTTGTCATCTTTCTTCTTGGTTAAGTACCTTGGCAGGTCTATGACAGGCACGGCGTTTACCCAAGAGTAGATTCCACCAGATCTGTGGCGAGCTGGAGTTGCCACGATGTAACCGCCGTCGTTGCGGCAATCTACACCTGGACCAAGCGTGTTGCTACTCGTACG